TGTTGGTCAATTACTGTAAGGTTCTCAGATAATGGTTTAGTTAATTTAAATTTACGAATGATACGTTCATCAGTCCAAGCATTTGCTGAAGCTAGTTTTAATTTGATTTCAAATCTAAATCCTTGCTTATCACATTTATCCTCATAAGAAACAATATCGTTATCATCTTCTAATTTATTAAGGACTTTAACATAAGACTCTCGGTCATACCCGTATGGTACTTCTGTTATTGTTAAAACTGTTTTACTATTACGTTCAAAGGTTCCATTGACAATAAATCGTTTATTTTCAATATCATAGGTGACAGAACCGCTAAATTCAGGAAAGGTCACAGGAAGCTTCTTGGTTATAGTACCACTCAACAAATATTCACGAACGCAGCGAGAGAGATCATTTGGGCACCGTGGAAGTATGTTAGTAGCAAAACCAGTGGCAATACCCTTGGTTCCGTTAGCTAAAACCAAAGGAATCACTGGTAAATAGTATCCAGGAGGCTCATGCTCAGGATCATCATGTACTGGTGATAGATCCATGTCCTTAATATATTTCTCAAAGTTATTATGAACTCGAGTATAAACGTAACGAGCAGCGCCTGGTTCCTGTACTAATCGAGTACCGAATGAACCTCTGCCTTCAACTAAACAAACATTGTTGTTCCATGTGGCGGCCATAAGTTGACCAGCACCTGCTGCCGATTGTTCACCATGTTGATAACCATAATCAGAAATGATACCAGCAACAGCAGATACTTTTTTGAAATCACGCTTTGAATTTAGCAATGATGAATAAAGATAAAATCGTTGAACTGGTTTTAAACCATCAATCATGTTTGGAATAGCTCTAGCCTCAACTGTGTACATGGCAAATGATAGCCATTCGTTTTTTGCTACGTGACTAATCGGATAATCATTAGTACCAACGTTATCTTTTGTAAATTCTAATATACTCATAAAGTATCGTCCTTTTTGATTCTATACTATTATATAATACTTTTAATTAAATGTCAATAGCCAATTATCCAAACATATATTCTTTACGTAATCCTGAGTCTTTACCAAACATCATTTGGAATATAGATGCGTCGTCAACCGTAACCGTATCGTATTGTGGCTTATTAATAATAACATCATATTCGTCTTCTGTAAGTGAACCAAGACCTTTGATATAACGATGTTTCCAACCTGCTTGATTATCAGTCTTAAATTTTGAAGCGGCTTTATAATCATAGAACCATTCAACCTTGTCGCCTTTAGATGAAATCATAATCGGTGTACGAGTAATCTTTACATGTTTTTCAGTTAATAGACGTGGCCAGAATTTATAGAAGAAAGCAATAAGTAATGGACTAATATGGCCAATACCATCGTGGTCAGCATCTGTCAGTGTGGCAATATGCTGATAAGTCATATCATCAATACTATTTGGATCGTTAATATTTAATCCAAGAACATTAACCAATTCTGATAACTCTTTATTCTTAAGTACATCAGCAGGTTTCATATCCCATGTATTCATAATAACACCTCGTAAAGGATATGCACCAACCTTATTAGCATCTCTTACTTTCAATAAGAAACCCATCGCCGAATCACCTTCAACGATTTTCAATGTGGCATCGTTTCGATTTGCTGAAATATGTTTAGCAACCTTAACTCGTTGAAGTTTTTTCTGAGCCATTGTGGCTGCTCTCTTATCGGCTGCAATTTTCTTAGCCAACTGAGCCTCAATGATTGGATCAATAATTTCTGGGTTATTAATAATCTTACGAGCATAAAATTGAAAGTCTTTACAATCCGCAGCTTGAAAATGCTCACGAACATTGGTCATTGGATTTGTTAAACGTTCTTTAGTTTGTGAGTCAAACTTTGGATTAACGAAGTTACGAGCAAATAATACAAAGGTTAATCCACCTTTAATAGTATTCTTAGCAACTTCAACTTTATATTTACGTTTGACCATTGTTACCAATTCATCAACAATACCGTTTACTACATAATCAACATATGTACCACCCATGCGAGTATTCACACCATTAACAAATGAGTTTGTTCTAAAACCATCTTCTGATGTTGTAAAAAAGAATGAAACATTTTCAGTTTTTTCTATTACTACATTTGGATTAAATAATGCTGAATACTTTTTCATATCAGATACTGAAATCTTTTTCTTATTAAAAGAGAACCTGATTTCAGGAAAAGCCATTTGTAAACTCATTAAACGATCTTCTAGTAATTCAATCGTATCTAGGTTGGCAAGACAATCAGTTTCAAAACAATCAAAGTCTGCTACAAATGATACCTCACTACCAGAGCCATTCTTTTCTCGTGTAGTAACTTTAACATCCTCGCCACCGTTTTTACATGTAACCATAATTTGATTACCATTTGACCACGTTTTACCAGTAAATTTTGATGAAAGAAAATTAGTTGCGGCTGATCCAACCCCGTTAGTACCAATTGTTACTCGTTCATCATCAAAAGATGTACCAGCATTTACTCGAGTCCAAGCAGCCACAGGGCGAAGGATCTGTTCTTTACTGGTTTCGTCATATATTTTATCTTGTGGAATACCACGACCATTGTCAGTAACTGTTACCATATCCATATTAATAGATACATCAATTTTATTTGCATGTTTGAAATTAGTACGAATAGCTTCGTCAATCGAGTTATCAAGTATTTCGTCAATCATCTTGGAAAGTGCAGGAACATACTTAGATGTTTTCCATTCACCTTTTACAAAACGTTCAACTGATTCCTGAGAACTTGAACCGAGGTACATACCGATTCTTTCTCTAACGTGTTGACGTGCTGTTAAAATTCTAAAGTCGTTACTCATTTAAAGCTCCATTATATAGTCATTTATAATAAGGAATACTATTTATTTAGAATCAGTAAACCTAATTTAAATAAATAATATCACAGTTTTGAGCAGATGTAAATAGGAAAATGCATAATGAACACAAATTTTTTGTCTCCTATCGGTTTTACAGTCAATGTAAAGCGATTACCAAACGTAGAATTTTATACTCAAAGGATGCAAGTTCCTGGAGTAAGCGCCGGTGCCGTTGAAACACCAAACCCACTAAGTACTCTATATAATACGCCTGACAAGTTATTATACCAAGAATTAGATTTGAGTTTTATTGTTGACGAAAACATGGCCAATTATTTTGAATGTTTAGACTGGCTTGAGGCTATCACTTCACCAGTAGAACTTGCTCAGTTTGGCAGATTAGAGAAAACAGACGATGGTATTGTTTCTGATATTTCTATTACTATATTAAATAGCAATAAAAATCCAAACATAGCATTTACATTCTTAAATTGTTTTCCAGTATCATTAAGTCAGATTACTTTAGACGTAACTCAGCAAGACATTGTATACCCAGAAGCATCAATGGTATTCAGATATGACAGGTTTACCCATACAAAAATTGGTTGACAATCCATTATAAGTGTGATACAATAGTATTATATGCACAATGAGAGGTTAACATGAGTACTGACGATATTAGTGAAATTTGGGCTGCTGATTCTAAAATTGATGAAACTCAATTAGCACAAGAAGCAAAAAAGATACCACAACTTCATTCAAAATATTATAACATGTATTATAAAGAAGCGCTTAAGGTTAAGAAGCTTCGATACGATTATAAAATACTTGAATTAAATAAACGTGAATGGATTGATGGATCTATGGCCGAAGAGGATTTGCGTGAGTTTGGATGGAAACCTTATCAGAAAAAAGTTATTCGCCAAGACATTAACCAATATATTCAAGCTGATCCTGATATTATCAAACTAAGTTTAAAGATTGATTATCATAGCTGCAGAGCAAATTACCTTGAAGATATTGTTAAAACAATCCACAGTCGTAACTTCATTATTAATAACATCATAGCAGTGATGAAATTCCAAGCCGGCGATTACTGATAAATAGTAGTATATTTAATGAGAAGGTGATGATATGACTGACGTAATTAATGTTGAACAAATTAACGCGGTTTACCTC